ACACCATCAAAGAGATTGCTAATTACAGTCCTTGGCCCATCATCCTTCATGGTCAAGGTGATCCCACTTTTTGGTCACATCCGAACATCGAATATCGTGGTCCTATTACAGGTACTGCGCGATCTGAGTTTTTACGTAATGCCATAGCAGCTTTGATGCCAACAAACTTCACCGAACCTTTTGGTGGAAGCGGAGTGGAGGCAATGTTATGTGGCACACCCTTAATTGCGGTTGATTACGGAGCCTTTACTGAAACCGTGGTTGATGGCGCTACAGGATTTCGTTGCCACACTTTAGAAGACTGGGTAAAAGCTATCCATGATGCTGGAAATTTAGATCGAAAAACTGTTGCAGATACTGCGCGTTCTAGATACAGCCTGGAAGCATGTGGTAAAAAATATGACAAAATTTTTAAAGATATTAACAATCTTCACAGAAAAGGGTGGTACGAAATGTCATCAAGTACAGAGTTAAACTTTACATACATTCATAACGAAGAAAAACCTTTTGCGGAGCGTTTAAGTTTGTGGATTAATAACACACTTAAACCTAAGAAAGTCCTTGATATTGGGTGTGGCCCAGGAACTTACGTAGAAGAAATGAGAAAACAAGGGTTAAAGGCGTTTGGTTACGATATTGATGATCGTGTTAAAGATAAACCGTTTTTGACGCAACAAAGTTTATTTGATGTTAAGGATACAGGAGATGTGGTTATTTGTTTGGAAGTAGCTGAACACATTGATCAAGCTGAAAATAAAAAAATTACTGAGGCGCTTGTCGGTCGTTTAGAACCTGGTGGCGTTTTGATCTGGAGTGCGGCAGCTCCTGGACAAGGTGGTGTTGGACACATTAACTGCCAAACTAAAGACTATTGGGAGCAAATGTTTTCAGAGCTGCCGGTCAACCGCTTGTTTGACGTAGAAGAGGAGTTGCTGGATTACATTAAAAACGGCTACCACATGGGATGGTTTGTTCAAAACCTGCTAGTGTTTAAAAAGGCAGGTTAATCCCAGTGTTGATAAACTGGTACTACCAAGGATTTTAAAATGAGTTATTTTGTGAGTTATCAACAGACAGTATTTTTCAACCCTGACACGCTGTGTATCCCTGGCGTTACAGAAGTTTACGACGTTTATACCGTCAATTATTTATCCACGCGAAACTATACGCTTTTTGTAACCGTACAGGATATCGACACCAGTGTAGTAGTGCGCTTGGAGGGCAGCATGGACGGTAAAAAATTTGGTGCCATGATCTCGAATACAATTATTGAAGACGGGACTTACGCTTACAACGTCAGCGGATTTCCTGTTCGTAAAGTGCGTGCCAACTTCCTTAAAGAAACTGGTGGCAATAATGCCAGAGTTACGTTTCAAATAGCAGCCAATTAAATTAAAGACCAGGATCTGAACCATTTAGTAATTACGTACTTATCTCCGCTTACTGGAGGACACGCTTCGTGTAGTGTTTTTGGATTAGGTATTCCGTTTCTATAAAGATTATTCCAAAAAACAGCCGTACCCGCCTTTGGTTTAAGTTTAAGTTTTAAATGTTTGAAGTGAGTTTCTCCTCCTTCTTCTACGTCGTTTAAATAAATCATAAAAGTCCATGTTCGTTGACCCATCCATTCGGTATAAACCTTATATTCCTTCGTTAATGGGTGGAAATAATCTGTATGCGCTCTATAATATTGCCCAGGTTCGTATTTTTGTGTTTGCATAATTTCTCCGGTAAAGGGATCTAAATCCATAAAAGAAACTATTTTGTTATCAATTTGGTTTAAATAAGGAGAATTAAAGTAGTGTAAATCAGCAGTTTTACTTGTCCTGTCTTTTGAAAATACAACCTCATCTTTAACGTTTGAAACCGTAGATGGTCTTAATTTTTTATCAGATTCGTTTATTAAGAGCTGACAATCCTCTAAATTTAAAAAGCCATCAATAGTATAAATTTGAGTAAACGGGTATTTGTACCTGTGTGCTTCTTTTGGAAAAACTAGATTTGCGATTTTTTTGTAATCAATTTGTTGTGGTTTAGATTTAAAATTACAGAGATTTACGATCTGATTTAATTCGTTTTCTGTTAGATTGTACGTATTTTTAATGTGGTTAAGGGTTTGGGTTTTACTAACGCCGCTTACGGCAGCCCTTATCAACTCATAAGCAATTGCGGTCGGATCCATGTTCATCCACTGTTTTTGGTTTAGATAAAATATAGTAGTTGAAAGAACCTGTGGCAAGTGGAACCTTTAATATTTATTTTTGGTGCTACTTTTTTCCTTGCTTATAGGGTCAGCTCACGCTCTTTAAAGCTTAATTGGACACCTGATGGCCGCCACCCCAACTGCAAATCAGTACTTAAAAGCGTACATATCAGAAAGGCTGCCCGTCTTAGAGCAAGGAGCTCTTGATCTTCCTGAAGATCCTCCTAGCTTTACGGTGGATCGCAGGTACGTCCCTTTGCGTGATCCGGTTTATCGTGTGTAGTATTTTTTAATCACGGCTGTTAGAATTACGTCATAGATTGGGCGATTTAATGGACGCCGATGCTCTAAACCTGTCAGTTGACCAAGAGTTTGCTGTGCACGCAGCAGCTTTTGCAATCAAAGACCTGGACCGAGATGAGTTGGAAGAAGCGTTCATTGACATGCTTCATCAAAAAATGATGGACCGTCAGCTGTTCTTCAACATCCTGAAAGAACACGGTATTGACGCTGAAATCAACTTTAATTACCTCACCGCCAACCAACTTTCTTAATACCAATGGCCGTCACTCGTACCATTAAAGGCACTCTGGATAAGCTGCAAGTCAGCGGCGGTTCTGAAATCACCTTCTTGGGTCCAACCACCGCAGGCAATATTGGGGATCTCACCCGTGGATTCCGTGTAAATCCAGCATCCACTGGCGACATCATCGTAAAAATTGACAAGAGCGCAGCTCTCCTCAACTTGGAAATTTTCCAAGAAGATGCGTACAATACAGGCAACGCTCCTACTGGATATCAAAAGTTTTTTGATATTGGTAAAGCCGGTAAAGGTAAAGGCGCTATCGGCGTGACCGTCACCAATGCGGCGAAGGATTACGTTGTGCTTTTGACTTTTGACGACTATGCTGAGGCTTCTTACACCGGTAGCGTTGTCGTCCCCTAAGAAATACAACAACCCTTTTCTTAACGACACAACCGTTAAGCTCATAAAACTTTACACTCCGGCCAGAACCAATTGCGGTTTTGGCCGTTTTGCTGCGTATAAAACCGAGCATGGTGAGTGGCGTATCGGCTATGGCAGTAAGCGCTTAGGCAAATCCTGGGTTGGAATGTTTACCAGGGCAACAGAAAAAGAGATAAACGAGCAGCTGATTAAGGATTTAGAAGAGTTTGCCGATAAGGTTCAACACTATGTGATCATGCCAACCGCCCCCAAGAAACGTTCTGCGCTTTTAAGTTACGCACACAGCATTGGGTTGGCGGCCTTTAAAGAGTCGCGTCTTCTACAGCTGGTTAATGAACGGGCAAGCAAGAAAGCCCTCATTAAGGAGTGGAGTCCGTTTATCAACGCCGCGTATCGACATGCCACCCCTTTCTTAAAAGAACGCCGACGTGTCGAGCTAAATACTTACCTCGCCTCAGATGCGCAAGTTCCTGTATTTACAGAGCACAGGTGCATTTTAAAACACTGTTTGCTCGATATAGGTGAGAGCTATATGGGCACCCCAAACCAAATTAAAGCCATCGAATATTTAGAACGAAAAGTTCTAGAGTGGGATCCCACTGGAGAAACTATTCGTCGCTTTTTTCGTTACTGGAATCAAGAGCAGGGGGGATTGGGTTCGCCTCGAACCCTTTAATGCACTGCAACCAGTCCAGCATGTCCAGCAACTGTAGTTCTGGGCAGTATTCGTGAAGAATTTTATCAGGATCCATATTCTTCCCATGAAGCGATTAAACGCTTCAAATACCATTCTGCTTTTTGTAAATCTTGTAAAGAATTACACTTAGACTCATAGCGCCACAGGTACTTTAAGACGTTACCTTTTAAATATCCACAAAAAGCCTCGTTGGTTAACGATGCTTCAATGGCGTCGATGCACTCCACTGCGCCAGATGCATAGTGTGACGGGCTATTAACCAGATCTTCCATGGATTTGTTGCTGTCAGAATGGTGTTATGAGTTCTCAGAGTAGCACTGATTACGGCGTTGATAACCGGTATCGCGGTGTCAAAAACGCCTTAGATAATGTTCAAGGTAAAAGAGCTGCTGCACGTGCTATAGCGCAGCGTAGAATTGAACAACGTACCGACTTGGAGCAAGAGCGTAGAGAAGACGATCGGTTCATTGTTTCAGGACCTGGTGACAGTACATACGCTTTTAAAAACGCGTACGGTGCTCCACGTAGCCCAGTACAACGTCGTCTTGAAAGACTAAATCAATAAATAACTTTCCCAATATGGGAAAAAATTTCAATAAACTTATCAGCTTGGTTGAAGCCCAGTTCGGCACGCGGAAGGTAAACAAAGTATCCCCATGTAAACGGTGCTCCAAACGTATCTAAAAGCTTGCCGTGGACAAGATTACAACGTTTTGATGGTACGCAAACCGGATAATTCCATATAGATTGGTTGGTTCGCATTACTTCATGATTAGTTGTAAAAAATAAAGCCTCTGGAATATTACGTAGTTTCCATTCTTTTTCTAAACGGTTAAACCAAATTGCGGACGGGGCCTTACATTGCGGCCCGCCTCCGCGTAATCCCCAGCGCCATGTTCCCCGTTCTTTATTGAAAGAACATCTGCCATAAGTTGGTGGAAATAAATAAGTTATACCAGTCCAAGGTATCTCTATGTTTAAACCGTCTTCTTTAATGGTGTAGATTTGTTTTGCTCTTAAAAATTGATCATTAGCTAGGTGTGTAGAACACGGATCTAAATCAATGTCGCCAAGAAGCGCGTCAATGTAAGGAAGATAATCAACAGGCGTCAACCAATCATCAACAACATTGTTGATCTTGGATAAAAACTGATGCCTAGGAAACCAAGGACGTACGCTCACGTAATGATTGGACCTGCAGCAGATTTCTCACGGTTGTAGTGGATAAGAGTCATTTTTGTATCATCTTGAATGATAAACAAAGCTTCTTTAATGGGATCCAATGCTTCTGCCCTGGCGATGGCCTTCTGCATTACCTCTTCAGGGCCTTCCATCTCTCGGTTTCTAAAGTCATCTAAAGCCGAAATCATGTGTGGAACGGTGAGGTAAAACATTGTGTCCGAGTCTTCCTCTGCCATGGGAACATAAACCATGGCGCCAGGTCCTTCTTGAGCGTAGAACCGCTCGTAAAAATCGCACATGTCAGAACAAATCCGCTCAATTGTGAGCTGTGCCAAGATCTGTTCTTCTTTAGTCGGATTCGCTAGGCACAGTTTCGCCAGTAATTCCTTGCGTCGGTTGGTCATTTTTAATGAATTCAGAGAGGCCAGAGCGTTGAAGAGTTTGGCGGATCTTAGCCAGTGGCTCATAAATGACCACGGCTTTCCCCATGTTTCCTATTTTCTTAACTAGCTTACCGCTTTCATCTTTGACTTTGGCAAGTTCGCCTTGCCGTATAAGGTATTCAGCAACGCAACGATAGCGTCGTTTGGTAACCAAATCAATATCTGGAAATTTCTCGCAGATTGTTGCGGGCTTCATATCGCTGAACGTAATCCTGATTTGATCTGCCAATGAAAAACCAAGTATTAGATCATTTGTACTAGTTTCATAGGTTTTTAGCAAATCTAAATACCGCTGGAGATCCGGAGTTTTAAAGCTGCCGGAAGGTGGAATAAAAACGCTTACCTGCTCTGCTAAAGAGGGTTTTAACATTTCTTCATAATTCTCTACCGTTACTTCTTTGACGTTGAGATCGCTGAACCGATAGCTTAAATATTGCTTAGGTTTTGGCGGACGACTAAAAAACACCTCTTCTTCAGTCACCGCCTCCTCAAACCACTCCTCTAATCCCATCAGAACACGTTATCTTTGCTACAGCTTAACGGGTTTTTGAGATTTATTCCATTGCTGGCGATGATCAATTCTTAAAACCCACTCAGCGTAGTCGCGCTTCTTTTCCATGTTCTTTAAGTCTCCGGGTTTTGGCCTACCTCCATAGTTACAGGCTTCCCATAACGCGGTTGCCATCATTCGCTGCTGAGGCGTCATCAAAATTTTCCAAAGCACATCAGTAGACACTTTGGCCAGAAGTTGGTTAAACTCATCAATATCGGTACACGCATCCACATGAAAAGACCTATCACTGTCGCAGAGCTTTTGCTGATTCTGATCCTTGGCCCCCTTGGAGTTGTTGGTATCCAGCATCTTTATGGGTTTGTCACGAGTAAAATCAGTGTAACAGTCCAATTGAAGTAACAGTAAAAATGGGTTCTCCGAAACCGACGGTCATTACTCCTCCGCCCCCGGTTGTTTATCAATCAATTACTCCGTTAGAGTCTTATCAACAGCTGGGGGATTATTTTAGACGCATTAAAAAACAAACAAACGTAGAGCAAGAAAATCTTTACGCTCAGTCAGGTACTCCGGAGGAGATTGGTGCTCGCCAAGCAGCAGTACGTTTAAAGGAGGCAGGCGCTTATCTATCCAGTATCCCGAGCGGAGATAAGTACGCTCCATTTGATAGCTCTGCTGTAACATCTGCAAGTAAAGACGTTTTTTCTCAAGCACAAAAAGATTATTCCAGTGCTTTAGGCAGAGCGCAACAAGGTACGGCACCTGCATATACTGAGAAAGAAATAAAGCAAATACCTTCATGGGCTCGATCAACAATTCCGGCAGGGATGCCTCCGCCCCCACCAGCACCAGCCCCCGCGCCCACACCATCTCCTACACCTGGTAGTTTTCTTGAACTCTTTTTAAGCGGTTTTAAAAGGTAAAAATTAACCGTTTAAGGAGCCGTTTCGGCAACGTACTCAACAACCGGCAGCTGCTGCGGATCAAATCCTTCTACCGGAGGAATATTTTGCGGCTCTTCAACCCAATCGGTGTACACATCTTTAAGAACGTCATAGCTTTCAATAGGAATCAGCTTAAGGTCACCTCTTTCGTGTTGAATCCTGTAGTGCTCCTTATTGTCAACTACATCGTCCAGGATTGCTTCAAAGTTCTCTTCCAGTTGCTGGAGGGTGACGACTTTCATGATCCTGTTAATTAACTTTTGTCAGGTTAGCAGGTATTTGATCAAGGTGAAACCCCTGCACGTGTGTAACCTAATTCATTGATGGCTACACTAGGTCTTGGCGTTACAACAGAACCCAAATCAATTTTGAAAGAACCGGGTGACGCAGTGGAACCAAAATCAGCAGACTCTTCTACTGAATCTTTGTCGTATCTCCAATCAATATTAGCAATCTGTAAAGTTAAAGAATAATTTGTTTCAAGATAACGAATATCATTTGTAATTAAGACAACATAATCACCGGCTGGGCAATGCGTGTTTGGATAATCTGAGCCATAGCTAAAACTACTATCGTCATCACCAGAATCGCTATAACTTAAACCAGTATCGTAATAAACGTATCCAGCAGAATTTATAGGTAGCTCTTGTCTGCGATTACCGTCTACTACTTTATAAACGGAGATAATTGTGTTTCGATTTGTATTTGTTTCATAAGAAGTGGTGCTGTAATTTTGAGAGATAATAATAGCTCTTGGACGGGATATAGTGAATTTATAAAAAGTAGATTGAATGCGCGTATTACCGCCGTGCGTTGCTTTTAAAAGTATTGAATGAAAAAGTGAAGAAAAATTTCCAAGATCTTGAGCAGTATTTACATTATCAGTAACCTGTGGCGGCAGCGGATCGCTCCCAAAGTAACTTGTTGGTCCGTATGCAGTGGGTCCACTACCACCCGTAGGGTACGCTTCTACTGTTCCTAAGTTAAAGAAACCTAGATTAGTTGGAAGTGTTGTTAAAAACCGCCCCATCTTCCGTGTTTAGACCAGTGTAAAGGCCGTTTATACGACCACTAGTTTGATACTTTTCTTCAATTAGTTTAGCACGTTCCGGATAGTAACCTTCTCCCTCTACAGTTTCAATTAACTCATAACTAAGGCGCTTTTCCATACACCTACGCTCTAGCTCCGCCTCTTCCTTGGTGTCAAACCACTCAGTAAAATGGCTTTCGTGACCGATTCGAATATGCCCCGCATATTTAGGATTTGGTAGGTGCCAGCAACTTGGGAGGATTTGGCTAAGTTTCGAGTCCACCTTGGAGGTTGTTTGCTCTTGCATGCTGGAAGATGTTGCCATAACTGAGGTTTATTGTAGAGATTTCGGCAGGAACCGGCACTGATTCTACCTCCCGGAGCCTCAGATGGCGCGGGTTACAGCACAGAATTGAA